TCAACGAGGTGTCACCGCCAACAAACAAGCGGGAATTCAAAGACGAATCCCCATACATTTGTAACGACGATTTTCCGGTAATATTTCCACAAACGTAAACATTTCCAATATCGACTTGTATATCTCCCCCGACAACCATATTTCCAGAAACGGTGAATACGATATTATTGGCTCGATCGAATAAGTTTGGATAATATCCATACAACACATTGCTCATTCCTTTCTTGTTTCGAGTATCATCTACGGATTGAATCGCATTATTCGAATAGACACCTGTTGTTTTGGAAACAACAAATGACTGAATATTCGGCATGAAAATATTGGTCAATGAATTCGACAAATCTGTAATACGGCTGCCGATTCCACACGTATTCAACACGTTCATGGAAACGGGTTTCCATGTTCTCGAACCATCGACAGAAAACACAATCAACCCTTTTTCACCCACAGCAATGGAATTCGACTGATTGTAAATGTAGACGCTATTCAATTGAAAAGATGTATCGTAAGAAAGAATACTAGAAATATCGGCATCTGTCCATTGCGATAACCCGGCGGAAGAATATGAAATGATGTTGTTTCCAACCGCGACAGCATAATTGGCGTCATATACATAAACAGACTGATACGTATTGTTTGATGCCACATTATTATAAACGATACTTGTCCCATCGATAATTGCCCCATTCATGTTATAGACGAGTATTTTTCCCACTCCAACAAAACAAACCATATTTTGAAAGCCGTCACAATCATTGATGATGATTGAACTATTTGGCAAATCTATCGTTTGAAAACTTGCGGTAATGTTCGTGGTGGAACCAACGGGTATATCAACATAATACATAACGGGACCCTTGATTGTCCCAAACTGTGTCGTACGCGTAATGATTCCTGGTATGACGATACGAATGGAAGACGAAGACGCCAAATAAAAACTATATACCTTTTGAAATGTTTTATCCGTATAGACGTTTGTATTGAAATCGGCTATTTGTTTCCAATCTTGTCCACCGTTGTAAGTGTAATACAAGATGGATTTATCGCCGCAAAAGAACGCATAAGAAGAATCATAGACATGGAGCGAAAGATACAATGACGACAAGAAAGTTAGATTGAGTGAAGGTATTTCCACTGTATTCCAGTGCTTTCCCCCGTCGTGGGTATAAGAGACGTTTTGCGTAAAATTTACTTCTCCTTTATTGTCATTGAGATTACTGACAAGAGTATTCAATAAAGTGGGAGTTCCAACACTGATGGCAACCAACGGATTGGATTTTGCCGATTTCATTTTGAGAATTTGGTACTGGGTGTTTAAAACGCTCGTGAGTTCTCCATTCCCAATATGAGTAAGACCATTGACATCGAGAACATGATACGTATTCGGTAAAAAAGTATTTATGCCCAAAGACGTTTTTTTATTGATATTACTTTGATTATTTGCCACCATGACTTGGTTGGGAATATAGACGGGAGATTTCAAAACAACCGGATTGATGGATCCGTCCAAACTGGTATATGTATATTGAGTTTGAGAGAAGATGCCGCTGATATCATAGAACCCCAACGTGCCGATGGGAGTAGTAATATTATCCTTTTGAATAAACGACGCGCCTCCCCCAATAGTGATTCCGTCTCCACTTGGTGTGACCAGATCGATGAATGCAGTAGACCGATTCGTGTTGGCAACTACGGCAGCGGCAGTACTCGAGAACAAAAGGGGTTGTTGAAAATAGTCTGGCATAAAAGCCGAAGAAGACGGGCTCCCGTAAAGAGTAATGGGTTCTCCCGACACGCTTTCGAAAACACCGGTTTGTGAAATGGCCAAATGCGTATTTACGCAAATGTGTTTTGCGGCGGAAAATTGCAAATGTCCAGGCTTGACAGTTTGAATGACGGCATCCGGAGTGCCACAATCGGCGAGTCCATTTTGGCCATTCAAAATGGAATTGCCGTAATAAAAACCCAGCGTAGTGGAAGAGAGATCACAATCGACAGTGATTCCAGTTCCTTGAGAAGTTTGCGACAAGACAGAATGAATTTGATGAGAATCCGTGAGAACACGAAATAAATTGACATCCTTTTGATTTCCCAATAAATGGTTGCCGCGAATGTCCCATGCGTACTCTGGGTTCTGGGTGTTTACACCATACGTTCCAGTAATAGAATTCCCGGCCAAGTAGGAATACACTTGATTTACATCCGTTTGTATATTGCCGTTGCTTGGATCTCCCGTACCAAAATATAACTTGTTGTTTAAATAAACATTGCTCGTATAGAGATTGTTGTATACAAAAGTATCCGTTTTAGAAATAAGGTTTCCAAAAGCATTGGTATTGCCTTGTACATTAATGTCTCGGATGACATTGACATCGCGATTAATATTGGCATCTTTACCCACATCTAAATTGCCGTACAGAGTTAATGGTTTTGAAATGAGTATTTCTTCGACCGAAATTTTAGAAACGGAGATGGAACGATTACTATCACTGTTACTAGTTCCTCCGTATTTTTTGTATGAGGGATTTGGTCCATTTGACATATTCAATAATACATACAATCTAGAATGATTTTATTTATTCATTCCTTTCGAATGAATACAAACAACTAACCGATCGACCGACCGACATACATACATACATAGTTAGTTACCTAAAGAATAAATACATTCTTTTGCGTTTTATGTCTGCGTCTTGGTCGACGCTTGTGTGAACCAATCTTTTTTTTCTGTTGCGACAAGACAAAAAGAGTAATTTCCTTTTTGTGTTTCCGGATACGATCCAACATGTTTGTATAAAATGGACGAAACTCGCGACGTCGAGAACCGAAATCTGCGAGAGAGAACCAGTCGATTTCAATCTTTTCAAACATTTTTGAATCATTCAATACATGTTTGTCCATACGTTCCCACAAATATCGGTGGTTTCGATTGTAGTAGGATACCAAGTTCTCGTCGTACGGTAAATAAAAAAGATGGATATAGTACTGATTTTCTCCTTCTCCGCAAATAAGTGGATAAAGAGACCGGGGATCTCGAAACTGTTTTGCCAATTCGGTGGGATTCCCTAAAAAACCGGTCAATTCTTCTGCGCCTTCGCGCATGGCTCCTTGAAACGGCGTTTCTCCCGGTTCCACATGGCCACCGAAATCAGACCATCCTTTGGCACTATTTTCCATCGTGTTCTCTTTGCCGAATAAAAAAAACAATTTGTTTTTATGAATGGTGACGGGTAAAATGCTTGCGGCAGCCATTGATAGATTGATTGATTGATTGATTGATTGATTGATTGAATGCGAATATCTATCTATCTATCTATATTAGTGTGGTATTTTTTTTTATTTCTTGTGGCGTGCCAAGTCTCGATAAAACGCCACTACAATGGGATTGGCCTTGATTTTTTGAGCATCAAAAGAGGTCAAATACAGTCCTTGGAGAGATTGCACGCGCGACAGAGCGACATACGTCTGGCCATACTCGAAAATACTGTTTCCAATATCGATTTCGGCCATGGATAATGTAGCGCCCTGTATTTTGTGTATGGTGACTGCCCATGCGAGACAAAGAGGCAATTGGCCAATGGCGAGAGTGGGATACGTTTCGGACTGCCAGTAATATGGAACAATGCGTTTGACAATGTCGTTGGAGAAATGAACCAGCGCCCAGGATTCGCACAGATCCACAACCACGCCTTGACTCCCATTGCATATTCCTTGTTCCATATCGAGGTTCACGACACACATGACGACTGCGCCTTTTTTGAGACGCACGATTGGGGGGCACGCCAGAATATTGCGTTTCATCATTTCCAATTCCATTTCCTGGTCGTGCATAGACATTTCAAGACACTGACACATTTTACTCGTTTCAATCGGTTTGTCGGATTCCAAATATTGAGTGCAATCGGTTTTGACGCGAATTTCAAAGACGAATTCGGGTTCTTTTATTTTGGCAAACATTTGTTGGTTGATGAAATCGGTTTTGGTTCTCAACGCAAAGAGTTTGGTAGGAACACATCCCGTAGTCGAATCATAAACCCGATTCAATCTTTCTTTTAGAATCGCGCAAGAATTTTCTTGTAAATTTCCTATTCGAATCTGGTTCAAAATGTGAATGTATTCGGGATCCGTTTGGCGGAACATGGTGGTCAATTCAATCTGGTTCTCCGGACGAAACACAGCAGACCATCGCGCAGATTCAAAACAGAACCGATCACTATCTTCGTCCTCCGCATCCCCAACTGGCGGCAATTGGAAAAAATCGCCGGTGAACACGACCTGCATTCCTCCAAACGGAACATTTGTTTTTTTAATGGTACGAGCCAATTCCTCAATAATTTCAAACACTTTTTTAGAGAGCATACTGACTTCGTCTAAAATCAACCCTTTTGCTTTTCGCCAAGCTCGGTATGACGAAGTGTTTCGAATGACGGAACGAATAATATTTTCTTTTGAACCCTTGGCCAATTTGATTCCGCTCCATGAATGAAGGGTGGTGGCATTGCATTGGAGCAAGACGGCGGCACAACCGGTCATGGCGCAAACGGGAATGTGTTTTCCCGCTTTTTTTGCATGTACCGAGAATTGCTTGACAAGCCGGGTTTTTCCAGTTCCGCCTGGACCAGTGATGAAGAGGTTCTCCCCGCGAATGAATTGGGAATAGGCGTACTGTTGTTCGGGGGACAACGAAACGGCCGGATCCAAAAGACTTTGTTCGAGAGGGAGAGATTTCAACAATGAAATTTCTTTTATGTCGTTCATGGTTTATGATGATTTGTTTGTTTGTTTACAAATGGAATCAATTATACAAATTGGTTCAATTTTTATGCAGAGATTTATTTTCTCATTCATGATCTACTTTTATGCAAATGGAGAAATCTTGGCCGTTAAAAAATACGGGTTTTCCCCATTCATTCAAGACCGAAATATTCAGTTTTTGTATATCCACTCCGCCCTTGTATACACGCGTATCGCTGACCAAGAGTCCATTGGTTCGGTTTGCCTTTAGTATAGAACCATGGGGACCGAATAGAATGAAATCGAGAGAAATACGTGCCAAAATGTTTTTATGAATCATTCCAAAAGGCATTGGGGAAAGAAAAGAGTTTTGCTTGATTCCATTGAATTCGTCGACGGCGAGATACAAGTACCGGTTGATCAAAACAAAACAAGCGGTTTCGGCAATTATTGTGCCGCCTGGTGGTATGGAATAACTCGGCAAACGGAACCCGAGAATCCAACCAAGTTTGGATTTGAAAAAATGAACATCCGGATTTCCTTTTGAATCCACATTGAATTGCACACTAAGAGTAGTAGAAGACGAATTATTATGAATGGTACAAAACCCAGCAGGGGTGATTGAAATGATAAAAGGTAGTGTCGTTGTCGTATCTGTTAAATCGGTCTGTGTGGGGGTGGCACTATTATTTTTGATAAAGGATGCGTAGGATTTTAATGCATTTGACATGGCATTGGGTGTTGTCGCGGAATTCATGTAAAAACCGTCGTTTACAGAAATGACGTATTGGTCAGTGGATACATTTATCACCATGGTATTGTTTCCTAGACTCGCCGAAATATTATTAAAAGTCATGGGTATTTCGGCAGAGAGAACAGACATGTTTTTCACATGGGTGATTCTTTCCGGAATCATTATGTTAAATGCAGAGTCTGTCACAGAATGATATTCTTCGCAAAATTGAGTGTCGATGTTGACATATTTGGACATGGTCGGCCGTGTCACATTGGTCATGACCATATGACTGCCGTATTGCGTAGTTTTGGGTTCTAAAAACAATTCTGGGTTCATAATAATATATACAATAAAAAAATATTATTATTCGAATGCGTGTGTGTTTGTTTTGTTTGTCTTTTCTTTTCTTTATTTGGAAGTTGTCTTTGTGGTATTGAGTGTCGTGGGTGACGCGGTAGGCAATGGGGCTTTTTTGGGTGCAGATGCCTTTTTGGGTGCGGACACGGTCGATGGGCTTTCATCCTTGGAGGTTTTCGACGGTGTATCGGTTTTCGACGATGTATCGGTTTTCGACGATGTATCGGTTTTCGACGATGTATCGGTTTTCGACGATGTATC